TGTAGCTGGCGCTACTGTAGCTGGAGTCTCAGGAGCTGCTAATGTAGCTGGCGCTACTGTAGCTGGAGTCTCAGGAGCTGCTGATATAGCGGGGGCTGCTTTAGCTGATTCAGCTTTAGAGTTTAAATCTATACCTAAAAAGTCTGCAATTTTTTCGACTACAAAATTAGGAACAAAAGACAACTTTTTAAGGTTTTCTAATATAGTCTTAAATTTTTCCTTTACCCCTTTTGATATAGTTTCATATATAGTATTTGCGTCTAGCTTTTCATCGGCCTTTACGTTTTCTTCTTTAGGTTTTTCGACCCCATCGTCTAAAAGCCAGCTTACAATACCACCTAACCAACTAAACCCAGGTATTAAAGTGGCCCATGTATATAAACCTTTTAATACATTACCTTTTTGAAGTTCTCGCCACCCTGTAGCTATTTTCACCAATGCCGGAAAAAGTAATTTTGTCTTTACTTTTTCTTTGATCCATGTCCAAGCTTTACTCAATATACCAGGCTGAGCAGGTTCTTTTTTACCGTCTTCTTTAATAGTTTCGGGTGTACCCATAAGCCAGTTATAAACCGGCTCTAACCATGATAGCGCTGGTATAAGAGATGCCCAGGTATATAACCCTCTTATCACATCTCCTTTCTTAATAGCATCCCAACCACGACCGATTTTACCGAAATACCACGAAAATACTTTAGTAGCCTTCTCTTTAATCCACGCCCAGGCTTTACTCAACATACCAGGCTGAGCAGGTTCTTTTTTACCGTCTTCTTTAATAGTTTCGGGTGTACCCATAAGCCAGTTATAAACTGGTTCTACCCACATTAATGCCGGGATAAAAGATGCCCAAGTAACGAGTCCTCTTATTACATCTCCTTTCTTAATAGCATCCCAACCACGACCGATTTTACCGAAATACCACGAGAATGCCTTGGTAGCTTTTTCCTTAATCCAGTCCCATGCTTTTTTCATTATACCAGGTGGCGCGGCTTCTTTCTTTTCACCTTCCTGAGGCTTTTCTTCCTTACTACCAAACAAATCGAGTAAAATATTAACACCACCTGCAATTAAAGAAACGATAGTGCCGGCTCCAGGTATAAATGACGCTATACCACTAACTAGTCCTAGTATACCCTTCAATATGTTACCCTTTTTAAAGTAATTATAGGCTTCGTATAAACTAAACAAACCGCCGAGTACTGGTATAAACTTTAATTTTGGTAGTAATTTAGCTGCGAATTTACCAAAACCAATTACCATGGTTGAAATAATGCTTTTGTCAGCTTTACCCTCTCCTGCTTTAGATTTTTCTGTTTCTCCAGTTAAATCTCTTGCTGCATTTAAAAACCCAAGACCAATTGATATAGCAGTACCCACTCCCGGAATTAAGACAGCCACGGCAGAGCCTAAATCAATTAAACCACCAATAATATCTCCTGCCATAAACCGACTAATAGCAGACCCAATATTAATAATAGTACCAATGACCGGTAGTTTTTTAAGTATAGGGCCAAGAAACTTTGCAAGGGTAGGAAATAGCTTAGTAAACTGTAAGGCTATTTTTCCCGCGCCAGACTTAAATAAACCACTCACCCCTGAAAAGGCCTTCATTATACCCTTTGCAAAAGTAGGAGCTAGTTTTTCTAATATATTAAAAGCTGGTTTTACCAATTTAAGAAAAATTTGAGAACCTCTTAAACCAGCTTCTTTCATTAAACCTTTAAATGGCCCATCATTAAACCAGCTACCAATAGCTAATGCTAAGGAACCAGCAACACCTGCTAGTACAGCTGCTAAGGGTAGTGCAGCCATAAGAGAATTACCAAGCATTTTGGAGAGACTCTCTTTATCTGGACCCTTTTTAATATTCGTGACATCTGTTGCAGCTTTAGCAGATTTTTCGCCAAGCCCTAAGTCTTCGAATAGTTTTTTAACCTTATCTAAAGCCTTGTCATCAACATCTGCCAGTATAAAGCTTTTAGGCTTTTCGGTTTTTAGAGCTTGTTTAGCCTCTTCCCCGGTATCCTTATCTTTCTCTTCTTGGTTAGTGACAAACTTATCAAGCTTTCCAACAAGCAGATTTAAAGCTGTATTATTTTGCTTTAAAGCCTCTAGAATATTGGGTGGTATGGCATTAACTTTTTTCTCTGGCGCAGAACCAGTCAACGCCTGCAAAAGCCGCGCACCTACACCGGGAGTACTTGGTTCTGTTTTCTCTGGATTTTCTACACCGTCGGCCATATTAAATACTTAGGTGCACGGTATGTGACCTAACGTATTAGTTTAATGCAAATAAAGAAGAATCTACCGTAAACTCAATTTCTTTTACGTTATTATCTCCATCCACACCGTTAACTCGGGTAAACTTACGTTGTATGTTAGCAACGGATTCTAAATAGCTTATAATTTGTTTAACCGCTTTAGTAGGTAGTTTTTCAAGTACAGCGTATTTTTTAGGGAATGTTAAATCCTTGTAGTTTAAATCCTGCTGTTGCTCGTTAACTGTAACCTGTATTTGTTTAATAAATTTAGAGATTTCTCCGATAAATGCCTCTCCTATTGTTTCATTAAGAGTTGTGTTATCTTGTTCGTTTAGAGTCTTTTCTCTAACTTGTTTTTCTAATAAAAACTGCTCAGTAAAAGTTGGTACACCCACTGTAATAGTAACAGGGCCATCAACATACGTTTGGGGGCCCGGTATTTCAATTTCACGTAGTCTACTAACACTATCGCTTAAGTTTAGTGTATAGGTCTTGCCCTCTTGTTCGGTTTTATATTCAGAACCGTATATATTAACTCTGTATTGTAATAAGATTGACATGCTATCTATTGCAGTAAGCTGGGCGAGTATATCCTTTTCAGTACAATTCTCGTTAATAATAGCGTATGCAGCTAGAATGAATCTTGTCTGGAAAACTGGATTATCTATAGCAGCTTTGAGTAAAGCCTTTTGTTGTCCTGTGTTAATACCTTTAAAGAGTACCTCTCTCTTTAAACTTGGTACGTAGAAGGAAACGGTGTTTTCCTTACTAATAGTATCCAATACGGAAAGAATATTATTAAAATCGCTCATTTAAATAACTTAGGCATTAGATACCGGTTTTCAACTAATTTAAATGTCCGCTGGTACCCCTTGAAACATAGAAGATGTTCCCGGACGCTCTGCTTCTTTTTGTTGGTTTTCTTTTTGTAAATGTAAAGCCCAATAAAGGTACATTTCTGCTGGTGGCAAACTTTCGATATATTCCCCATTAAAACCTAGGCTTGAAACAAGGTTAAAAGTTAATTGATAAATATTATTAAGATCATCAGTAAATAGTAATTTGCAGAATTCTCTTAATATATTCGTGTCAATAGATAACGGAGTCTCAACTGCAACTTGTTTTGAAAAAGGAGAGTAAATAGATAAAAGCTTACAACTAGTATTGTTTGCCTCTACTTTTAATAGATGCTTAAGAATCCCTGTAGTCATTTGCATAGGCAGCTTTTCTGCTACTGCGCACCTATCTTCAAAGGCTAACTTACTAAAGTCGACATCTTCATTTTTAGTTTCAATTCTATCAATACAAGACGCTAGTTGACATGTATAAAGCTGCTCTGGGGTCTTATTTAAAAACCACTGCTCATCCTTAGCTTTAGCAATAGAATGATAAACCGTTATTTCCCCAAATGTGGTTTGAGAAGAATACTGTATATTTGAAAGCTTATTAAAGATTTCATCTAACCTCACGGTATACTCAAAACTCTGTTTAGTTTGTACGCAAGTCGCCGTTAATTTTAAATCTGGATTAACGCTTACCGCGCGAGCGTTAACTAACAATACAACCTTATCTATAACATTAAGGCCTCCCTGTAGTATCCCGGGTACAATTTGTTCTACTATATTGTTACTATGAAGTATAAAAGATTCGTCATCCTTGCTATAAAGGGATTTAATTAGTGCTTTATAAGATCTACAGGTAATTTCTTTTGCCCATACATTCTTATTTAATCCTGGTAGAAATACGTTATATACAAACCCCATTTTACTAACTTACCACTTTTATTAACAACTTCAACCTCTACCCGGTATTTTGAATCCGGTTACAGCGGGAAGCTTAGGTAAGTTAACGGCCGGTAAATTATAACTGCTTATCCCTGTAAGCTCTCGTCGTATTTTATTGTTCGGCGTGCCTGTTGTTCCAGCAGGAACATTACCTGTATGCCCGGCGCCTGCAGCACTAGCTGTAAAGACTTTATAGTTTTTATACACCCAACTTACACTTATTACAGTCGTATCTGATTTACCGTAAGTTAAAGTGGTTTCGTCAAAACTAACCGGCACACAGTCAGTAAAGGTATATTGCTTACGTATCTTATCTTTACTATTAGTCTTATGGTCAAACTGATAAACTGTCAAAGGGGTTTTTATGTTATATGCAGACTCCTTCGCTCGCGCATATAAACCATAATGGGAGACTGCTAATATCCAAGGTCTAATTACGGTGTCTAAAAAAGAAACGTTTGTTTCTAAAAATGTAATTCTTAACGGGGCTTTTGATTCTCTAGATGTAGACACTACCCCCGAAAGAATGCCCCCGGAATTATCTCCATAAAGGTCTTGCATGCCTACTCTTTTCTGGCCTACACTTTCACTTGGTAGAGTGACGCCATTTGCAAATAAACACTTATATTGTTGCGTAGTCTCTATATTTCCGGTCAGCAACTCTTTTTCAAAATTTATTCCCCATGGCTCTGGTTCGTAGTTACCAATTTCGTTGTCATTAAAATTCTTAATACCGTTTGGTATAGTGCCAAAAGCGATTAAAAAGTTAGAATCTAACGGTATTGAGGTGTTATGGTCTCTAAGAAAGTTTTCAAACGTAGATATGTCGTCTTCCTGAATACTAGTATTAGCATTAGGCCCATAAAGTTGCATACTAATTAGTTATTAACGACCACCAAAAATACTTCCAATAGCTTTTATAGCAGATGAAGCTCTATTGATTACCCCGCCCACGGTTGAAGCAGCAGTTCCTATATTACCTAATGCCCCGCCGATATTATTTGCTGTCCCCGCAATACCACCACGCGCGCCTGCAACTCCCATTTTACTATCAACCCAGTATTGGTATGCAATACTTGCTTGTATTTCTACTATAGCACCACTACCGGTAGCGTTGTAGCTTATTGCACCGAGGTCAGTAATAAATACGCCTAGCAGCTGATAAGAGCGTATTTCGTTTAGCTGATCATCAAAAAGAGTTAAAGTAATAGAGTTACCCGTCAAATCCCGAGGGAAAATATTACCAGAAGAAGTATCGACTCCGAACGTTCTTGTCATCGCATTTTCTAGTTTTTGTCTAATGTCTAAACTTTGATCTGCATAAAATGTTATCGGCCAGGATCCTGAACCTGAATAACTAACAGCGCCAGGTACATTAAACGTTAGTCCCATAAAGGGCGCGGTTTGTACTGAAATAGTCTTACCAGGTAATGTTGCAGTCTTAATAAACACTAAATCTTCATCAAGAAACAAAGGGGCTCCGCCTATATTAAAATCGGTTACTCTTAATTGAAAGTCTCGAGAAAAACCACTTTTTGTAGCCCGCGCGTAAAAGTCCTGGATAGTTTGATTCATGGTCTTATATACTTATGCTATATTAATTGCCATTCGGGTTATTTTCCGTTTTCCGATATGACATACTGAAAAGTAATATTAATAGGTACTGTTGCAAGCTCTCCGTTACTGCCAACACTATAGGACGTTGAACCTATACTTTGCGGGAAACAACCTTTCAATGTATACTTTCTACTTTCTGTTGGCATGCCATTAGTTTTAGGATCAACTGCCGGTACAGGTTGCTGGGTTGGAAGTGGGTTTGTGTTTACAAATGAATTATCTATTAAAACTAGCTCTATGTCTACGAGTCCTTCTTGGACGGAAATATTTTTATGCTCATCATATACTCTTCTGCTCCATCCTTCTAATATATCTCTCAACGCATATTGATTGTCACAATAGAATGTTAATGAATAACTGCTGTTTTCTGGGTAACTAGCGGTCATAGGGACCTGAAAGTCAAACGTTCTAAAGCTTACTTTTGAACTAGATATCTGACGGGACGGTATACTACCACCTTGGGCATATAACAATAAATCTCCTGAATCCCCACTAAATATATCCCCTATACTTTTAACACGAAATACATTATTACGCGCAAGGCCACGCTTCGTAATGGTATTGTAAAAGTCTGTAATACCGTATCCGGTCTGTTGCGCCATATATAATATTTAATACCTGAACATAAAAAAAGCCCCACTTAAAGTGAGGCTTTTGAAAGTAACCTAAGACCGTTTTATACGTGTCTCCAGTAGTGATAGGCTAAAGTGGCAGTAAAGGTGGTGACTGCACCAGTACCTTCTAAGTTGTAATCAGTAGTGCCGAGGGTCTTTACATACACACCGTAAAGTCTATATGTATTAACTACGTTTTGCTGATCGTCTAATTGCTCTAATTGGATTAGTTTGTCAATACCACGAACCGATAGGTCGCCAGTACTGGTACTATCATCGAACACTTTATTGATTTGCCAATCTTCAAGCTTCTTACGAATAACACCTTTTGAGTCGTTACGGAATACGACACTCCAACCATCAGAGCCAGGGTATGTGACAGTACCTGGCATATTGAACGGAAGACCCATAAAGGTTGCTTGTTGATTAGTGATTGCTCTATCTGGAAGCTGTTTTGTAGTGATATATACAAAATCGTCTTCGTTAAATGTGTCCTCGCCAATAGAGGTAACACGTAACATAAAGTCACGTGAGAATCCTCTTGATTGGGCTACTCTATAGAAGTCTTGAATTGTTTGTGCCATGGTGTTTAATTACTTAGGATTAACCTTGTAAGAGTTCGTTGAAGTTTTGTGAAGTCTTAGTTGCGTAGAAGTTTACCAAGATAAACTCTGCGGCGCGAACTGGCTTAATGTAAATGTCAACAACCATTGTGTTGTCATCGATTACATCAGATGTATTGTTCGTGTCATTACATACTAACAAGTAGTCGTAAAGGCCTTGAGTATTTTTAGCAAGTTCGAACAACGGACTTAAAGTATTTACCGCGCGTGTGCGTGTAAATGTTGTGTTTGGCTCGAATACGAAGTATCTCATCGTACGAAGTGTCGCTTTCTCAAGGAAGAGGAATAGACGACGTACATTAATACGATCAAATGCACTTGGAGCTTTTAGTAAGGTCTTTTGACCCATTACTACGTAACCGTCATTCGGGAAGTATACTAATGGATTGATTGATACCTTATAGAGTAAATCGCGTTGTTTTTGTTGTGGGTTAATTGCGATGTCTGAAAGACCGTTAATGATACCACGGGTTAGACCGGCTGGTGCAATCCATGGATAAGATACAGCGTCACTTGCAGTCATCATAGCTGCTGCATAACCAGAAACTGGTAGCCATACTCCCTTTGAAGAGAATTGGTCATTTACTTTTACCCAGTTACCGTAAGTTGTAGCATAACTTGAATTGTATGCGCCGTAAAGGTTACGTAGTGGCCAGTAAACGTTTTGCGAGAAGTTCTTGGTCTTGTTATCAAGAGTCTTGTAATTTTCACCAGTTACGAATACGTGACGGATTGGGTCAGATACGAAAAGGTGGTCCTTACGACGACTTCTTGCGAATTCTTCGAACTTAGATGTAATAGAAGACCATTTTGTTACGAGATCGTTGCTTACTGGATTACCAGATGAAGCACTGAGCGCGTTAACTTGCGCAATAAGACCGTTTGTGATGGTTGTGTCATCGTAAGCAGATACGCCAAGCACTTGAGTTACTGCATAAATTGTTGAAAGACCAGCGTCAATTGTAATGTCGATATCAATTGTGTCAGTATTTTCAGCAAGGTTTAACACAGCGTCAAGCTTTGTGGCTACGTCGCCGATTGGCTTTGCAGTAGTAGATGGAAGACTGTCAGCATATACACCGAGGGCGTATAAGTTGTTAGCGGTATTGAATGTGCCTGGTCTTACGTTAAGGTAAGCTGAAGCAGTATTGTAGAACGTGTCTCCGTCAGTACCGGTTGTGGTCTTAAAGATTCTTACATTCTTTGTTGAGTTGCCGTTATTATCTAACCAATTGGTTAGATTCATATTTGGGTTAACAAGAACGGTAAGGTTATTTGAATTGTCATTAGCTACAGTTTGTAGATAGAATGACATTG